TATGGTAAGAAGATCTTTGATAAGATCTCAGAAGCAATGCAACCTGAATTTGAAGATGAATCTCCTATTGATCCCTTTGACTTCTGGCAAGGCGCTAATTTCAAACTGAAGGCAAAGAATGTTGCTGGTTATCGTAATTATGATTCTAGTGAATTTGCTTCTCAAGGTGCCCTTCTGGATGATGATGATGCTCTTGAGGCAATCTGGAAAAAGCAGTATTCATTGTCAGAATTTCTTTCTCCGAATGAATATAAAACTTATGATGAACTGAAAACACGGTTGCAATCTGTTCTTGGAACAAAAGGTTCACGACGTGTTGATGAAGAAGTTGCCGAAGAGGAAGAATATTCTCGTGGTCCTGTGAAGGATCTTGATGATGATCTTCGTAGCGAACTTAGTAATCTGAAACCCACCACTCGCCGCCCTGCAGTGGAGGAAGATGAAGATGATGATGCACTTTCCTACTTCGCCCGTTTGGCAGAAGACTGATTAGGTGCTATAATATTGGGGAGGCAAGGGTCTCCCCTTTTTTTATGAAATCTGATTATTACATTGACCGCATTACAAAGAAGCAGGCAGAGGATCTTCTTCTGACTTACCATTATCTAAAGGATTTTTCTAAGGGATATAAGTCTGGATATAATTACGGTCTTTTTAAGAATAATGAATTTTCTCCTCTGAACATTGGTGGTCCTATTGGAGTCTGTATTTTCACTGGATTGCCTGTTCCTGAGATTGCAAAAGGTGCCTTTGGACTTGAACGCCATGAACAACAAGGATTATTTGAACTTTCACGACTCTGCATCCACCCAGATACCCAATCAGATGAGCATAATATTACTTCTTGGTTTGTTTCAAGATCGATTAGACAGTTACGGAAGGATACTGAAGTTAAAGCAATCATCTCTTACGCTGATAGTGATTTTCATTCTGGTACAATCTATCGCGCTTGTAACTTTAAGTATTGTGGACTTTCAGACCCAAAGAAAGATTTCTACTATGCAGACGGAACTAAACACTCTAGAGGCAAAATTAAAGGTGCTGCAGGAGAGTGGAAAGAACGCTCCCGCAAGCACCGATATGTGATGGTTTTTGATAAGAATCTAGAACTTTTATGGTAATGTGACTCTAGTATTTTCAGTTTTAACTAAAAGATCATTAACGTATTGGGAAGACTCTTCATAATGCATTATTATTCTCATATCATTGACAAATTGCTGTAGATATGTTGGTTTTAACAGATAAATTTGTCTTTTTTTATTATTTTTTTCAACTTCGTATTCATAATTAGTAATTGCAGTAACTGGATTTAAAAATGATCCTTTATTATTTGGATTACTAATCGTAAAGTTTGAATTTACTACTTTACCTGCTGGAAGTATTAATCTATCTTGAGAATCTCTAACTTCTGTGGTTATATAATGTTTTATGGAATTTAAATTTTCTCCATATTTTTGTTCAGAGTATCTGTAAATATCTCTGTCTGAAAGTGGCCATTCATCTCTAATATTAATAATTCCTCCAGAAATAATAACAACCCAATCTAGTTCTGGATTTCCGTACAATTCTTCGGCAACTGTTTCTGGGCGAGCTCCTTCTGATATTTGATACTTAACAAAAATAGTTGCTACATTGTACAAATCATTTCTCAATTTAACTCTTCTAAAGAAATTTTTAACTCTAACATAGTCTGAAGAAGAATTTCTAAGACTTTTATCAAAAACTTGATATTCTAAATCAGGAAGTTCTCTAAAGTATCCCATTTTAGTATCCTACTCCATTTATTCCATCACCACTATCATAATCTTCATAGTAAACTGGATTGAGTTCTTGGAAAGATAATGTTAGTTTTAAATGAACAGGAGTTGCATCATCATAGGTTGCGTATACACCAGAACCAGTGTAATTTACTTCCATGTTGATTAATGCACAGGGCTTTAAAACTGGTAAAAAAGGATGCTTTCTTCCTCCAGTTTTATATGCAATTTTAAATATGCTAGGAGCACTGATAAAAAGACCATTGTTACCAGTTGTGCTGCTTGATCTGGCAGCCATTTCTTTTTTGAAAGTTCTTATAATTTGTTTAACATAATACCCTTCTGTCGAATCTCTTGGTGCCAAATCAAATGTAAAATTATGAGATCTTAATTTAACTCCCTTAAAAAGAAGTTCCATATTTGGATTCAATACTTGACCACTAGTTCTGGAAAGAACACTTTCCAATGATGTATTTGCACCTAGTGAATTAACTGCTGCTGCAGAAAATGCACTTTGAGCTAAATTTTGCGCATTTCCATCTATGACTGCTGTAACAGATGCTCCACCAGCTTTTTTGATGGCATCAATTAGTCCCATAGCATAATTTTCACTTTTAATAACATCACCTGCTGCTCCCAATCCAAATGCCGCAAGAGGATTTAAACTATCATCACCCCAGTCAACGGAATTGCTATCTGAAATATTTTGTGGTATTGGTAAAAATATGTACGAAGATGGTTTCTCCAAAGATTGTGATGAAGTTCTTTGCACTAAATTTGTTGCTGCTCTAATTCCGGGAGCAACGTATTTTACAATGCCAATCTCCAAATAATCATCATAATCTTCTATTTTTTGATATGGATATCTTAGAGTTTCCGCCATTTAGACTTTCTAACTATTTAGACTATGTTGACAATATTTTTCTATATGGAACATCATGAAGATAATTAAATTCTTCTCCTTTTTTGATCTTATGAAATGAACTTCCAACTCCTTCCCAAACATAATTCCTATGATCCGACCAATGTACATTATATCCTCTAAATCCAGATAAATCTATTGATTCGACCATTAATAATGGATGTTGATCATAAAGAATTCCTGGTGTTTTTGCAGTATAAACAAATGTGTATATATTTCCTGGTCTTGGATATTTCTCAATATCATTAAAAATTTCTCTAATGATGTTCATAAGTTCATCTGGACTATCAGTTGCTTGCGAAATTGCTTTCTCTAGCATCTGAATTCTATTTAATTTTTTAGTAGGTGCTTTTAATCTATCTAAATTTTCTGAAGTTTTTTCTTGTTGTATTGCATCTTTTTGTTGATTAGAAAGTTTTTCTCTTTGACTTGTAAGAAGAGATTTAATCTTTCCTTTTGGTATTTTACTTACTTTTCTTGCCATTACTTAAATAAGCATAAGTGCAATAGTCTTTTATTCTTTATTCTTAATCTTTTCCATATTTATAACCGAAAAGTTCGTTTTCGGTGAGAACTTTAAATTCATATCCACGGTTTTTGCAGAATTCTCTGGCAGATTTCCATTTAGCCTGATTCTTTGCATACTCAACTACTTCGTAAATATATCCTTTCGTTTTTCTTTTTTGAGGTATCGGTTCTATCGTCTGCTTCTTTGGTTTAATTTCGATAATATAATTTTTAATTTCACCATTACTTTCCTTTACTTTAATATAAAAATCTGGAAAATATCTATGAATTTTATTGTCTATTGGAGATCTATAAGGAAGAGCAATTTCTTCAGATCCCCATTCAATAACTTTTTCATTCAAATCACAATAAACCATAAACTTACGTTCCCATAAGGAACGATAAATTATATTTGTTGGATCACCTTTGTATTTATTGGGATATGATGGTTTATATTTTCCTTTATATGACATCTAAATAATTAATGACAAATTTATAAAATATTTAGAGTGTCTGTAATAACTCGTTTAAGAATATCAGATATAAAACCAATATTCACTAATCTTGCTCAGACCTCACATTATCAAATAAATTTTTCAGGTCTTTCATCGCAGTTATCAACTTATCTGCTGTCCAAAGGAATTGATAGTAGATTTGTTGCTGAAGAAGCTGGAATATTATGTAATTCTGCATCCTTACCTGGAAGTTCTTTTGCTACGGCAGATATATCTGGAAACTTTACGGGTGTGAATGAAAAAATGGCACACACTCGTATGTTTTCACAAACTACTGTTGATTTTTATGTAGATAGTCAATATAAATCATTAAAATTTATAGAATATTGGATGGAATTTATATCAAGTGGATCTGGTGTTGATAATAGACGAAAAGGTTATTTTTTTAGAATGCAATATCCAACTTATTATAAATCAGATTCTACAAAGATTATTAAGTTTGATAGGGATTATAAAAATATTTTAGAATACACTTTTTATGGATTATTTCCAATAGCATTAGATGCTGTTAATGTTTCTTATCAGGGATCTGAAGTATTAAAAGCTACAGTTACTTTCAATTATGAGAGATATGTTTGTGGATTGCCATCGTTTAATTTGAATTTTCCATCACTTAATTTTAATTTAGCAGATAATACTAATAGTGGTCCTAGATTAATTCCAATTCGTGGGCAAAGTGGAGTTGTTTTTTA